GCTTGAGGCTGTGATTGATTGTTTTTGCATCCGCATCCCATAGTGACGATAATTTAATTTGTTTATGTTTATAAATAGTTCCTTACTTTAATTATATTGCATAAAGATATTTATTAAATAAAAAACTAATGAAATTTTCGATGATAAAAGGAATATTACCTGAGCAAGATTCAAAAAAAGGTTATGCGGACATGATTGACGTAAAGACTAATGTCCTTTATGAGTGGTTGATTGAAAATGGGGAAGATCCTGATGAAGTTTCTATTTCAGATATTGAGCATAGAGGTTCTTATTATGACACAGATGAATTTGCGGTAGAAGGTGTTGGAATTTTTGCAGTTGGTACCGACGATGAGATGATGTCAAGTGCGAAAGAATATCTCGAAGACTACATAGATGAAGAGGGGTATGGAGGGTTTTACCACTCATTATTAGAAGAACACATTGACAACGAAGAAGTGGCAGCCTATGCCAGAGATTTTTATGAAGATGATGTTTATAGTAACCCTGAAAGTTATTTAGATGACGATAAAAGAATGTTGTCTAGTAAACAAAAAGAACAAGTTGATATTTTTGAAATGAGAAAAGACCGACTTGGAAGAAGTATTGAACAATTCTTGAAGGGTTTGGGGGGAGAAAACGATGAGTGGTACCGTAGAAAAATCGAAGAGTTGGAAGTTATTATCGAAGAATTTAATGAAGAAATTGAAATGATAAAGGCTGACCCCGATGGCGGCTTCCCTGAAACCTTAGTTAGTCAAGTAATTGACGATAATGTATACGGGGTTAAAAAAGACCCTATGCAATTTATTGATGATTTTGGTTTAGATATTTCAAACTTCATCAATAAAAGGGAATTCATTGAAGAAATTATAAATATTGACGGATACGGACACACCCTTAATAGATACGATGGAACTGCTGATGAGGTTTTTGTTGATGGAGATTTATTTTTTGTGATGAGAATTGATTAAAAGTTTTTAACCATTATAATTTTTACATGGGTAGAAAGAAAAAGATATCATTCCAATTAGATCCTGAATGGCTTTACAAAGAGCCATTGGATTTTGAATACAACAAATACACATTGTTGGACTATCTACAGAAATGTGATAAGAGTTTTGACAAGTTTGAATTATACCCAAATTTCGTGGAGTTATCATTACATTTGGCTAACATTCAATCAATTTCTAAGGAAAATACACTTTTGTTAACCAACAAAAAATTCGAATCACCCGATGATGAAATATTGGTTAAGGAATTGACTCCAAAAAAACCAAGAAAATTGAGTGAGAAAGAAGAAGATGAATTGGATAAGACTTTGAGATTCTCAGGACCAAAATTATTCGACGCCTTCAACATTGCCAAATCAATATGGAATATTGCTTTCGAATCGATTGACTTATATCTTAGGAAAAATAAGAATAATTTAGTCGCAGGATTAGGATATATTTTTTTTTATCGGAAGTCTGAAGAAAAATTATACGTTTGGGAATATGAAATTCGACCAGATAAAAAAGACAAATCTACAAATCGAACTCATTTAGGTTTGATTTCTGTAGGTGACGTTGATGAAATGACTCTTACTAAAATAATTGAAAATAAATCAAAATGGAATGGGACCACTTTTTATAAAAACTTACCTGTATTCGAAATTAAATGTTCTCAAAATTTTCCTTTTGAAGAGACGATGGTTCCTATCATTAAGAGAAAAGTTATGTCTTATATTTTTCAAGTTGTAAATTTCGAAAAAATTAATAACTTTGATTCTACAAACTAAAATTCTTATATTTTCGAAATGAGTTTCAATAAGAGATGGGTGACCCTTGACCAATGTGTTTCAGCCCTTAAAGAAGGTAAATTAAAAGAATATTACGGTAAAAGTGAGATGTTACTTTTTCAAGACAACACTTGTTCCTTAATATATAATCTTCATCTCGAAGGAAAACCCGATGATGAAATCTTAAAAACAATTAATTTATAAAAATGGAAGTTATGAATAAAAATCTAATTAAAATGTTGAAGACCTCAGCCGAGGCAGATAAAGCGAAAGCACTTTTAACTTTGGACCTATTGGGGAACACTGGCGTAGGTATTGGTGATCATTCAACCAAAGATTTCTATACAAATGCCGAAGAAGCATTACTGATGTTAGCAGATGCTGATGAAAGATTGGAGACTATTGAAAAATATTTTGGAAAGAATTAAAAAAATTATTAAAAAGATAGAATGGTTCTTTGATATCTATTTCATTTGGATGTTATATAATCCAAGAAATTATGACAGATACATTGAATACATTGAAAAAAAGTGGGGTAATGATAATGAACAATGAAATGGTAAACCATCCTCATCATTATGGTGGTGAGGATAATACGTATGAGGTTATTAAAGTATGTGAGGCTTGGGATTTAGATAAAGACGCTTACTTATTCAACGTAGTTAAATACGTTGCAAGGGCGGGTAAAAAAGACCAAACGAAAGAACTTGAAGACTTAAAGAAAGCCGCATTTTATTTGGACCGAAAAATTAAAAATTTAGAAAAATGATAATTTGGTTAACAGGTCAACCTGGATCAGGTAAGACAACCCTATGTAAACGAATGATGTTAAACATGGGTTCGGATGTATTCCATATTGATGGAGATGATTTAAGGGATTTATTTGATAATAAGGATTACTCTGAAGTTGGACGTAGAAAGAATATTGAACTTGCTCAACAAATCTCAGAATATCTTCATAACAAAGGTAAACACCTATTTGTTTCCTTGGTGTCACCATATAAAGACCAAAGAGATAAGTTCAAATCAAAGATGGGTAATAATCTTATTGAAGTTTATGTTCATACAACAGAAATACGTGGTAGAGAAAGTTTCTTCGTACAAGACTATGAACCACCAACAGAAAATTATATAGATATTGATACAACGAATGTTTCAATTAATGATTCTGCAAATATAATTTTAGAGTTTATAAAACCAAATTAAAAACAAATATGAAAAAGATTCACGTTGAGGGAGACCCCAAGTTAAAAAATACTGGTGGTAAACAATATTCCATGTTGGTAGGAAGATTTCAACCGTTTCATGATGGCCATAAATGGTTAATGAATCAGTGTCTTGATGAAGGTAAAAATGTTTTAATTTGTATTAGAGATATTGAACCTGACGATAAAAATCCTTATACTTCACAAGAGGTTGAGAATAGAATCACTGGAGAACTTTTAGACTTAATTCAGGAGGGTAGAGTTAAAGTTATCATTATTCCTGATATTGAGTCAGTTAATTTTGGTAGAGGAGTCGGATACGATATTATAGAACATATTCCACCTCAAGAAGTTTCAGATATATCTGCGACGAAGATTAGAGAACAATTAAGAAACGAAGGTAAATTACGATGTTAGAAACAAATAGGATTATAAATGGAGACTGTGTTATTGAGATGGGTAAATTACCTGAGTCAATAATTGATTTAATTGTTACTTCACCACCTTATAATGTCGGTATTGACTACGATAGTCATGACGATAACCAATCGATGGAAGAATATTGGAAATTTACAGAAGAATGGGTGGGTGAATCATTTCGTGTTCTTAAAGATGATGGAAGGATTGCGGTTAATATTCCATATGAAATTAACGTCCAAGATAGAGGAGGTAGAGTTCTTTTTATGTCTGAATTTTGGTCTGTGATGAAAAAGGTTGGGTTCAAATTTTATGGTCTTGTTGACCTTGATGAGAATGCTCCACATAGAAGTAAGACCACCGCTTGGGGTTCTTGGATGTCTCCCTCTTCACCTTACATTTACAATCCAAAAGAATGTGTAATCCTTGCTTACAAGAAAGATAGAATTAAGAAAGTTAAAGGGGAACCTCAGTGGGTTGGGGAAGTTGTTGATGTTGAACAAGAAGACGGGACAATAAAGAAGAAAACCATTTATCAAGATGAAGATAAGAAAGACTTCATGAGTTTGGTGTATGGTCAATGGGAATATTTTGCGGATACGAGACAACAAACAAAGGCGACTTTTTCAATGGACATTCCGACTAAAGCGATAAAAATATTAACATATAAAAATGATATTGTTTTAGATCCTTTCACAGGCAGCGGCACCAGTTTGGTCGCCGCAGAAACGTTAGGACGCAGATGGATTGGAATCGAACTCAGTTCGAATTATTCAGAAGTGGCAACTAAGAGAGTACAACATTTTATTAATCAAAAAAAACAAGGGGTTTTTGATTTTGAATCTAAAACTTAAAAAGGTCTTCAAGACCTTTTTTTGTTTATTGTTATATTTATGAAGATGAAAGAAGAATTAATTAAAAAATTGGTACAAGTACAACTTCAATGGAAATTTTTACATTGGCAAACATACGGAGATGCGAAACACAGAACTTATGGTGAATTATATGACGGACTTGGTGATTTAATTGATGAATTCACTGAAGTGATGATGGGAAAATACGGTAGACCTGAATTCGAGCCTGAATTTGCTTTGATGTTTCAAGACATTTCCTCCATCAGTATACAAAATTTTATGGATGGGATTACAGAATTTTTAGTTAGTTTTTCAGACCAATTGGATACAAAATATGATACAGACTTGTTGAATATTAGAGATGAAATGTTGGCATTGATTAACAAATCTAAATTCTTATTAACCTTAAAATCTTAATCATGACAAAAGTAATAAAATTGACAGAGTCTGACTTGACAAGAGTTGTTAAAAGAGTGATTAACGAACAAATGTATCACCGAGAACATATTTACAGAATACAGGCTTTTCTGAATAAAAGAATGAATGCTGGTTTGGTAGTGGATGGTAGAACTGGCCGAAATTCAAAGACTGAGGAAGCAATTGCTAAATATCAAGACATGATCGGAGTATATCCTA